GTGTGTGCTTTTAGTTTCTTGATCTGTTCTTCAAAAAGCGTAATCTCTTTCTCAGACTCTTTATACATCCAGTAGATTCCATCTTCTTTTTTATGGAGCTCTGTAAAGAGTTCGTCAACTCTCGCCATGAGATCTTCTTCATCGAATATTTCATAGTTATTTTTAGCTAGAACTAGATCTCTAGTTATATCAATTAGTGATCTGTTCATAGGCACATACCTCCGTTCCTGTGATCCGAACATCTTCAACCCACAGCTTTATATTTAAGGTTTCTCTTTCTCTATTTGCTTCAGATTTCACATGTAATTGTGATATCTGCCCCTTATCATTCTTAATAGGATTAACTGAAATTAATTTATTAGCATTATAAGCTATCCTAAACGAGCCTTTAGCTGATGCCATATTCATACCTTCATGAAATGCTTGTTTAGTTATTTCACATACTGCAAATACTATAATGTTATTTTGTACTGCTAATTCCATTAATCCTTGAGAGGCTTCTTCTACTTTCATATTATTATCTCTTTGTTGAGATCTTAATAATCCCATGTGATCTACAACTATAATTTCGGGCTTATAAGGTAACATTGCAATCCTTTTTTGTAATTCAGCAGGATAACATGAACTGTAATCTACAGTTAACCAAGAGAAATCCTTAGTTATACCATTCCTCATTGCCTTATAATGTTCTGCAATCTCTTCTTCTTTCCATCCCTTTTCTATCATTACAAATCTAGACCATATTTGTCTTGGAGACATTTCCATTTCCATGAAATAGGTAGGTTTTTTCCAATGATTAACCCAATTCTGTAAAAGCATAGTCTTCATAGATTTAGGAGGAGCTTGAAGTATGACTACTTCTCCAGGAAATATAGGAAACTTTTGTCCATATATAGCTCCTAAATCTAATGGTTTTTGATTTGTTAAATAGAAATCTGCCATCACTTTATCCATAGCCTGTGCATCCATTATAGACTGTGATTTTTTAGCTTTATATAATGAGCATGTATTCTTACATAACCCATCTTTCACAGGATCATCACATCCATATCTATAACCTGCTCCATCATGGCCTTCATAACAGTTTTCTATTATAGAATCCATTTCTTCTATAGTGAATGGTTTTTTCTGATTATCTACATCTTTTCTCCAATCCTCCATTAAAACTCTTACTTTATTTTCTGGATATCTCCATCTTAAATGAGAGGCTATTCTAAGTGCATAAGCATGTCTATTCCCATATACAGTTCCTTCCATCATAGTTTGAATACAAGGAGAATTAACTGGATCTGGAGCTCTTCCTAGAGACTTAACGGCTGATACATTCTCTTCATTTTTATGTTTTACTAATACATCAAAGACTGGTTCACATTCTAATTCTATTGGCATTTTTGTTTGAGGTTTAGAAGCATACTCAAGGATAGCATCCATCTTTTTATGTATCATACTATCTTGAATATGTACTTTCCATTTACCACTTTTACTATTTCTAGTATTAAGTAATCGAATTAGTCTAGTTTTATCTGTTACTGAGGGGTCTGCATAATCATAAATACCTACTGATTTTAATGCATTCTTAACCTTAGAATGTAAATTTTTATCTGGTTTCCATCTAAATGCTGTTGCTGGAATGCCAACATGAAATCCAGTTCCACTAAAATATAAGTTATATGGAATTTCTAGATCTTTTAATAGTATAGTTAATCCAATTGTCTTTTGTCTTGCATTATCAGGATTAGATCCATCTACATCTAAAAGTAACTCATTAGGCATGTATAACAAACCATCATATCCAGATAAAGATTGTTTCTTTTTTGTATATTCTGCAACATACTCATCATAATCCCATAAAGACATAAATGTATCTTTACTCATATTCATCCAATCAGAGATCTTATTTTCTTCTACAAAATGATGTCTATTATTTAGACCAAAAGCTAATTCTTTTATCATGCAACTATCTCCTGTTTAATAATCTTAGCTCGTTTATGGCGTTCATGCCATTTCTCACCTCGAAGATTGGGATGTATTTCTTGTATTTTACGTCTACATCTTGATATAGATTCATAACTAGGAAGTTCATGATTAGCAAGCATATGTAAAATCTCTTTAGCATCTACATCTTCTAGATTTCCTATATGAGAATGCCATATATTTGCCATTAATCTTTCATCATCATCTCTAAGTGATGGATATTTAGTAAGAAACAATTCTACATCATCTACTACTGAAAATAGTTTCTTCATTCTTTCTCCTTATTTTGCTTTTAATCTTATAGCAGTTGCAAAATTAGCATCTTCATGTGCCCATAATCGTATAGCTGCTGCAAATTCATCTTTAAATTTATATCCGTTAATCCAATTTTTCTCATTCATATGTAAAATCCAATCAAATTGTTTTTCTATGGTTCTACATCTTGACTTTTCAATCCAATATACTTCTCTAGTCTTACCATTATCTAATTTTTCTATAATAGTTAAATATTCATCATCAATTCCATAAGTTATATTTTCTTTTTTTACATTAAAAGAATCAAATTCATTTATTTTTTTTTTCATTTTTCTCTCCTAAAGTTGTGAGCAGGCAGCTGTGCGGATTGCTGACCAAAGACCGTTAGTTTATTAAGGTTAAAGAAGCGTACCTGCTCAAATTTTTAAGGGGAAGACACTTACGTTTCTCGGTTTCCGTGTTCCGACCTTCCCCTTTGATCATCTCTGCTAATAAGCAGATTACCTATTTAGAATGGTAGTTCTGGCTCGCTAGTTGTAGTAGCAGCAGGCACAGGAGTAGATTCTAATACAGTACCATTAGTTGATGCACTTCCTGGAGTATAATTCTTAAATCTAGTTTCAGCCTTACCTTTCCAGAATTCAACATCTTTTTCAGCAAACTTATCTATATTATTTTCAAATACAGTAGGTGCTACAGATGAATATGCACGAGTATAATCTCCATCTTTATAGAAGAATACATTTAATAGTTTACCAACCATTTGTTCAGCAGAATCATCTAATTTAACCACTCTATCTCCACCTGTACCTTCTAATACTTCTGTAATACCAGCATTTGCAAATCGAAATACATTACCTATTGCAAATTCCTCACCATCTTTACCTATTTTAGCATAAATACGTAAAGTAAAGTTATCTGGATAATCTTTAAATCCAAGTTCTAAGAATTTAGAACCACTATAATCACCATATTTTGCTGTACTTACAGTCAGTTCATGCCAACCTGTAGTCCATATAGAACCACCTTGTTTTACTGTCAATGTTCTCATTATGCAGTTACTCCTTCATTTTTTTTTACTGTTGTAGTTTTCACTTCAGGTGTACTAACTAGTGTCTGAAGAGCATATGTTTTACCAGATCCTGGAGTTCCAATTACTAAGATTTTACATCCACTAAATCCAGCCTCTTTTGAAGCATCTAATATTAATTGATAATCTTGAGGTATTTCTCTTTCAAGAAGACCAGTTCTATCTTTAGCATGATCATATTTTTCTGTTCTACCTGTTATCCATGTATAAGCAGCATTATCCTTTATATCAACATTTGTTTTTGTATAGAATACGAAATCAAACCATTTAGCAATATCTTCTTTGGTTGAACCATCAATATAAGGTAAAATCTTATTTTGACCATCATCCATAGTTTGAATTTTACTATGACAATTACATATTACTACACCAGGAATCTGAGTTACAAATTCAAGACATCCATCAAGCTTATTCTTGAGCTTGCCCCAATCTTGTAACATCATTTTACCAGTATCTTTGTTAACTAAACTTCTCATAAACTTTTTGCTAAGTTCTGAAAATGTATCTACTATTACAGCTTCTACAGTAGGGGCATGTTCTCTTAAAATAACACCTTCTTGATGTTCTTCAATTTTAAGTTCACCGATATGCTTTTCTACAACAGTTTTCTTTTTAGTATACAATTGTCCGATTACATGCTGGAATGAATCCCAGGAAGCTGGACGAAGCACACTATATCCAAACATCTGCTGTATTGCTTTTTCACTTCCGAGGGTCTGACTACCATGCTCGAGATCAAAATACAGAGTTTTCATTTACTTCTCCTTTTTATTTTCTTGACTGTTTTATGCTCGGGGAGAGCATCTGTTACCTGCTATTGCAGTACCTTAAATCTACAACTTATTCATGTGATTTACAACACATTTATGTCATATCTTATTCATCATCATTGTAGGAAAATTAAAACTAAAATTACCATTAAATGGTTGTCCAGTTACAAACTTCCTTACTGCATTAGCTATAAAACTACCACTCATATTACTACAATAACTAGTAGCTTTAGCATTGCATGGATCTGTTGACATATTATCATCATTATACCAGATTTTCTCATACTTCTTAGTATCTGGCTTAGGTACTATGTATTGTTGATAATGTTCAGCTCCCATACGTCCATCTATAATACACATAGGTTTCTGTTTATTATCTGCACAAAGTATCTTTACAGCATCCATTCTTACGTTCATAGTATCAAATGCTAGTATTGCAATATCCTTATCACCATTGTAATAATATTCTTTAAATTCACCATTTATAGCTGTTATTTCAGCATTAATATTAATTTCATTGATAATTTCTCCCAAAGCATCTACTTTTTTCTTCCCTACGTGACGAGTATCATATTGAGAAACTCCAATATTTACTCCTTCCACTTTATCCATATCATACAAGAAGAAAGTAGTTGCACCACTCCTTGTTAATTGGATAGCTGCGGAACTTCCAATAGCCCCGCAGCCTAAAATATGGAAAGAATATTCATGAAGATTATTGACGATACCTGAATATCTACTACTAAGTTCTAACTCCATTTCTATTTTTCTCCCTATTGATTCTAGATTTTAATGGTACTTCAGAATTAAAACGAATCCATAGCATAGGATCAGACATTTCTAAAGTCTCATCTATTTCTGATTTTCCTATTTCAACCAAAGTACAATCAGATTTCATTCTTTTTAATTCATCATTTGTCTCTTTACAATCTTTTATGTATTCTGAATGAGTCATTCTACCTTCAGATAGTTCTTGAATCCAGTATTCTAACTTTTCATAACAATAATCAAAGAATTTATCATCTAAAGAAGTTCCATGATTTATTTTTGTTTCAGCATAATCACCATATCCATAACCATAGAATCCTCTATTATATTGGTATGTATCATTATCCCAAACATCAATTTGTTTGTTATTTTTCTTCCAAGATCCAGGTGTATAAGTAGGTACAGTTGGCTTCTTACATAATTCCTCTACTTCATCTAATATCTTCTTAGGAACAGATGATCCTTTGGATTCAAGAATTTGAAGAGTAGTATCTTCATGCATTATTACTGGCTTCCACATAGAAATACGGAATTTATTTTCACGTTTTAGATTTACTACTAAAGCAAAACTTAAATCACCATCAGAATATTCATTGATACCTTTAATATCAGTACCACTCCAGAATACACCCATATTATGATGAGAATGCCACCAACAGAATCTAAAATTTCTTTTCCCATGCTTCTTTGCAGCTTTACAATAGTAATTAGCAAGTTCATCTTTATCTAGATCACACGTACTACCTGTTACTTCTTGTTTAATAATAACTGGATCTGTTACAACCCAATCACTATCTTCATCTTGATAGCAAACAGACATACCACCTATTTCACATTTCATTGTTTCATATGCTGCAGTAGCATAATTAATGATTGTGTTATAGTCTTTTTTTGATATATAATACCCTGTATCCATTTTTCTCCTTATATGTTTAATGTTCTACCATTTTGTGTTGCCCATCTAATTGCTGACTCTTCTGGAGTTAGAGGATCAAATGGTGTTTCTTCTGTAATTATATCTTGAATTTGAGATGGTCCATTAGAATTATCTCTTCTTTGATGTTCATTATCTATCATTTCACGTATTCTTGTAATAGACTCATTTCTAAGATCATAACTAGCATCTTCAGCATCTCCATCACATAACTCATATAATTCAATGTATTCATCTACAAGATTATGCCAAATACGAGTATTAAATACTGCATCAAGAAGATCTTCTGAACTTCGTACAGGCCAATTTAACTGTTCACCTCTAAAAGCAGAGGAGAAATTAAAAGTCTCTTCTAACCTATAAATAGTTTCCAAATTAGCATCAGCTGGAAAACGATTTTCATCAGTTAATCTCCAATCTAGATTTTCTTCTACAGCACGTGTATTTATTGAGCCATTTCTAAGGATATTACAACACATTATATGCATTATACATGCTTCTGAAATTATATCTTCATCAGTTTCTGGACATTCATATTCAACAATTGCTCTATTGCAAGGTTCTACTTCAACTACTCTTTGTCCTGGATATTCAGCATCTTCAGATATATCACTACTATCTACTAAATAAGCATATCCTTCTTTAAATTGGCATTCATCACAAGCATTATCTATATCGTTAGTATTACCATTTAAAGATGAAAATACATCTGGCCATTTACATCTTGATATTTCACTTTCAGGACTACTATCTCTATGTTTCCATATCTTTTCATCCATACCTATTTCCCAACCATAATGACAATGTTCTATACGATTTAAAGGATTAGTTCTTGGGATATGATATCTAGAAAGCCAAGATCTAGTTAAAGTACAGATAGCTTCTATATTTAATGACCATATAGATTCTTTAAGATCATTTTGTAAATCTCCAGTACAACTATTACCGATCCAAGGATTTGGATTTTCAGGAGTTGGTACATAATAATGATGTTGACTTATATAAGGATGACGCATCCGAGGATATTTAGGATATAATTTCCCTTTAGGATTATTAATTGAATGATTATTTCTACTTTGACGACCGCCTTCACACCAATTATTTATAAAACTCCATAAAGGAATAGTCCATCTAGTAGCAACATTACCCCACAAATAATTAGCAATCTCATCATTTTGATGAATTACTTGCATATTAATATCAGATGTAAATATTTCAACAATAATTTTCATATTATTAGAAGAATCACTTGTTTGTATTCCTATATCAATAGTATCATTTGTAAAAACATTTAAAGCATTTTCTATTTCTGATGGAATTCTTTCTTTTAAATTATTCCAAAATTCTTCTACAACTTCTACATTATCTTGCCAACCAGAACCAGAATTCTTTAAGTTCCACATATCTTGTTGAATACTTATAGCAGACGTCCAAAAATTTCTTTGTCTCCACCTATTTCTATCCATACGAAATTGAAGACTCCATATATCTTTAGGTTTAGATTTATATCCAAGACAATGATTACCAAAAGCTTCTTTTATTCTATCATATGTTCCAGGTTTAAATCCATAATTCTTATTAATTTGAATAATACTTCCATTGGAACAATGTCTACCATATCTACCATTAAAATTTTGTATTTTTTCTACTAATTGTGCTTGTGGACCTAAAAATAATTCATCTGCAACTCTTTTTATATCTATATTCATATTTGCAATAGGTGTAATTTCTTCTACCATTTTCTTCTCCAATTTATTATTAAAAAAACAAGGGGACAGCCTCGAAACCGTCCCCTCATTTTAGGTATTATAGTTCTCTATCAAGAATTATAAATTTATAAAGTACTGTCCACCACCTTTATCATTTTCTACTGCAGCTACAAGATCACCTTCTTGTAATTCATATTCATCTGCTACACCAGTACCATTAACACTTATACTTGCACGAGCTGGTATATCTAACTCATTACGTAGTGCACCTACAGTTGATGAATTAACTTCACGTTCTGGAAATCCACCACCTGATAGTACTTTTATTTTTGTTGACGCCATTTATGACTCTCCTTTTTCTTTTTTTAGCTTTTTTGTTAATATGCTAATCTTCTCTTCTGCTATTTCAAGATGTTCTTCAAGAAATTGTATATATCCAGTATCATGACTTGATCTATACTTAGTAAAATATTCTTGCATTTCATAAACATTCATATCTTCAAATAATTTACTTTTCATTTTACCCATTATTCAGAAGTTGTTATCATTTCTTCAACTAACCGATTACCTGATCTTGGACTAAATAGAAACAATCCAAGCTTTTTATGTTTGTGATATATGCCATCTTTAAAGTATTTATCAAAATGAACTCTTGCCTTTTTTAAGACCATTTCTTTTTCATCATCACTGCTTATATAAAATGTTCCTGAATAATCACCCCATTTATCATCTTTTTCCATAACTTTTATTTCAGTAAACTGTCTATTTATATGTACATCTACATTAGATTTTATTCTATTAATAATTTTCCTGAGTTCGTTTGTTGCTTCTTCCATTTTTAAGATAGTTTGCTCTAAACATTTTACTTTATATTCAAGGTCCTTAATTTTATTAGGCTTTCCATTCTTTTTACTTTTTTCTAGTTTTTGTATAAGTTTCATTATTTTCTCCTTAATGCCATAATTTCATCCAAACTGCTGTTAATATTAATTCTGCAATAATATACCAAATTACAGCACTAAATAATACTAAATTAAAATAAACTGCATATCTTTTAATATCATGACTCATTTTTTCTCCTTTATTGTTAATTCCTCAATATCTGGAATACTATCAAATTCTTCAAAAGATAAGGGATGAATAGTATCAGGGTTTCTCATTTCAGCTAAATATTTTTTCCCAGCAAGACCCCATCTATTGGCTACCATTTCCCGACTTAATGTGGTTCCATCATTAGAATGATCTTCTCTTTCAGGATTTCTTTTCCGCTTTTCTCGGCTAATTGCATTCACTTGTCTTTGCTTATCAGTACTCATTCATTCTCCTTCCAGAATAATTGTTTATAAATATATCTTAACTCTTTTACTATAGAAAATAATCTTGAAATAACATATTCAGGAGCTTCTCTATCCTCAGCTTTCATAAGTTGTAATTCTTTCATCATTAGTCTATTTTCTATAAATTTCTTAATATCCATAGGTAAATATGTATTAAGTATAGGGGAGAAATGCAAGCAAAACTCCCCTTTACTTCACCTCCGTGATGACAAGCACTATTGGGAAATACCCAATAATTTATTAGATTTCTTCTGAAGTTTCAATGCTTTTGAGTATGCCTGATTACACGCTCTTTGATCACTAGTTTTTTCAGAAAAATCCAATAGCTTGTTTACTTTAGTATTTAGATTACAGGCCATAAATACAGGTTTTAGAATGAGCTTCCAAGCCATTGGAGTAGATGATTTATGTTGCATATACATCTCCCTCCATCTCATCATCATAAGGCATACTAACAATTGCCTCACAATGTTGACATTTCAATGAAAGATCTTCGTCATATTCTTGTACGCGACCGCAGTCACAGATTACGAGTGTTGTCATTTTCGGATTCCTTTTTTTATTGAGGTTTAGTCCTCCCCCTCCTTTAATTTAGGGGTCAATCTTAATTCTCCTTTAATAGTCTTAATTCTCTTTTAAGTGCAAGAGTAGCTCTATGAAGATTTATTAGATCTTTAGGTATATCTTTTGCATTTAAAGAGTCAGATTTCTTTGTCATCAATGAACGTATATACATATCAGACATTTCAGTACGATGTTTTTTAGAATTTAATTTAGATAATTTAGAATGTTTACTACCTGGTCCTTGACGGGTTTTTTCATTCTTCCAGCCACCAGCTTTTCTTTTTTTAATTGAAAGTTTATTATCACAAGGTTTACAAATATATCTATATCCAGCTTTAATACTTGGAGAATGTTGATTTCTTCTATAAAATTCAGAAAAATTCTTTATTTTTTTACATTTACTACATTTTTTCATATTATGCCCTCGATTTAGCTGCACATCTACCAATCTTAAGAAATCTAAATAATTTAACTTGTTCTCTTTTCATTTTTATTAAATCATTAGTAATATCTTTTGCACTTAATAATGAGTTTCTTGTTAATAATCCTTTTATATATGAATCAGATAAGTTTTCTAAACTTTTTTTAAAATATTTTTTACTTGATTTAATATCAACTTCAGTATATTTACGAGGATTCTTCTTTATATATTCTCTTCGGGATAAATTGAAACAATCTAGACAAGTATTTGTAATAGTGATTGATTTATGTATTATTTCATCTTTAGTGATCCAATGTTGATGAACCTTACGAAATAATTTTTTATCCTTTTTTTTATAACATTTAATACATTGCTTTATCATTATAACCTCCAAATTAGCAGGGGAGAGTAATTAAACCCTCCCCCTTTATTTAGATCCTGGAATGCTATTAAGTTAAACTTAGTACTGGATTACTCCTTTTTGTTAACTTAGCATTATGTTTATGAACTTCAAGCTGCAATTTAGCTGCGCTTATTTCAGTACCATATAATTTACCAACTACATTAGCTTCTTTTATGCTATAACGACCATCTTGATGTATAATAGATTGCAATACACCACGTACGTCATTAGCCATACCATTAAATGAATAACTTTTTGTACTTGTTACTGTACCATTATTCTTAATGATATTTGTTGTAGTTTTAGTAACTTTAGGTATTACTGTAGCTATATTTAGAGAACGTGACCAATTATATAAAGTATTGGGCGTAACACTTAATTCCCTAGCAACAGTTAAACGAGCTTTACTTATACTTAAGCCAGTTCTAATTAAAGAATTAACTTTTTGTACAGCTTTAGTTTTAACAGTTTTACTGAACTTAATTCCTGTCATTACTATCTCCTTTTTTTATTTTAAGGATTTTGTTTTCTTCTTTCTTAGACTTACCCCTACGTGAGCGAATGAGTTTAAGTTTGTCAGCAGGCGATAATTTATTATAAGCTAATATTCTATTTCTAGCTTCTTCCTGCTTTTGTTGCAAAGATTTTGCCATTTTCCCTCCATTATTTTAAGAAATATGTTTTTAACTTGAGATTACAGTTAAAACAGTCATACTTTGAGAGTATTACCCTACCTTTCGGATCGTCAGTTCCCTCTTTTATCCACTAAAATTTGCATTCTAGTACGTGACCAAGCTCAGCAGTTATAGACTGCCACTCTTATCGTTCAAGCGGTTTCAACAGCTAATTATATCTATGTAAAGCGATCAACTCTACAAAGTACTTTCACCATTAAACTAACCAAGATTGCGTCTCAATTAGCTCTCCTTCTTTTCAGGAGACTTAGAGCCCTATGCTCTTGAACGTTTGCGTGTCTTTTTGCACTTTTCTATGTTTATAGTTAAGTCCCAGATACAAGGCCTCTAGGTGGCACAGTTTAGACTAGGCAAAAGAATCCGAGCGCACGTAAATTGTAGTTCATTTTCCTTTTGAGTTAATGAATGCTACTCTCAGATTTATGTTCTCACTGGTGATGAGTTTACATTATATTTCACGATCAATCTCATTTTCAGGTGAGATAACCATTTATATTAGAACACAGCTTTAACTACCACAGTTTCAGCTTAAATTCCTACACATTTTCCTATTAATATCACTATCTCAATCTGAACGCCTTATCAGATATAATAATCTATCATACTCAGTAGAGCCATATGAAGATCATTATGTTATGTGCTTGCTTACATGAACCATTACTGGCGCTAATCAGGAGTTTAATCCCTTTCACTTTGGCTACATTACTGTAGTTATTCTTTAATCCGAAGATTAGGACTATAAACAGCCCAATTGTATTACATGTGATGGCGGTATCATGGCTGGCTATGAACCAGTAGTTCTACCTCTTTATA